TATAGAACCAGCTGATTCCACAGTATTTTCTTACGCTTACATCTACAACGGAGCAACTTCAATGATAGGAGCTTTGGACTCTGCATTCCCAGAACCTCAGCTAGTAGTAAATGGAACGGTAATGGACTCGGTAGACACAGTAACTACTTGTATTGCAGCGTCTGGTATAGCAAACATTACTATTCTAGGTGGTGACGATAAATCTTGGTCTTGGAGTAAATGGACATGGTCTCCTGGCACTGGATTGTCTTCTACAACAGGAGTAAGCAATACACTTACAATGTCAGCTATTACCGCTGTTACTACGTTTACTATAACTGGTTCAGACACAACTCACTGTCGTCAACTTAACAAGACTTTTCTACTTACTGTAATTCCAGTATTGTCAGCGTCTCCAATAGCAAGAGATACGGTTTACTGTCAAAATTCAATTGCTGCGCCTTTAAGTTCTGGAGTAGTTGGAGTAGGAACTTTAAAGTGGTACACAACAGCTACAGGTGGTACAGGAACGACTACGGCTCCAATACCTTCAACTACAACTGTTGGAACTACTACATGGTGGGTAACTCAAACAGTTGCAGGATGTGAATCTAACCGAGTACCAATTTCAGTAACCATCAATCCAACTTACACCGATACCATTGCAGTGTCCATATGTCCAGGTGATAGTTACACATTTAATGGAACTTCTTACTCAACAGCTGGTATATTCCCTGTAATGTTTTCCACTGTAAAAGGATGTGACTCACTAATTAAGATAGCTGTAACAATACTTCCAACAAATCAAATTACAGTATACGATTCTATTTGTCAAGGAGATACAATACAATTTGCAGGAAACGTTTACGACGAAAAAGGAACGTACTCAACCACTTTTACAAATCAATTCGGATGTGACTCTACAATGACTCTGGTGTTAAAGGTCATTCCTATTCCATCAGCAAGAATAGATGAATATCCAAAAAGTCAAATTTGTAAAGGTGATACAGTTAAAATACTTGCTACCACACAAAAGAACAATGTACTCTTGTATTACTGGAATTTTGAAGGTTCTACGCTTGTGGGATCATCCGTTAATCCTGAAGGCGTTTACACATTTGCATATCCAGACACAGGTATATATAAAATCAAATTGGTTGTTAAGAATACGCTTTGCTATTCCGATACAATAGTAAAAGTTATTGACATACAGAACTATCCAGACCCGAGAATTAAAAAGTTTGACGATAATATTTGCATAGACGATGAATTGGATTTTGAACCATTAAATCCTAGACAAGGAGTTATATACCGTTGGATGCCAGCTAATTACTTCCCAGGGCAAAACTTCGTTAGTCAAACTTACATTACGGGAATTATTGACAAAGCTAGAACAGTAACTCTACTAGCAATGACAACTCACGGATGTATTAGCATAGACTCTGCAGAAGTGAATCCTAAATCATGCTGTCAGTTTGCAGTACCAAGCGCATTCACACCTAACGGAGATGGTCGCAATGACTTATTCAGACCAATAGGTGGAAGATTCAAAATACAACAATTTACTGTGTTCAACCGTTGGGGAGAAGAAGTTTATATTTATAGGGCATCAACGCTTAAAGGTTGGGACGGAACTTACAAAGGATATCCGCAAGAGTTAGGAGTGTATTATTGGGTAGTGTTATACGAATGTGAAGGAGTAGAACACATAGAGAAAGGAGACGTGACGTTAATTAGATAATATTTATAACTATCATGATAAAATTAAAAGACATACTTAAAACGATACTGAAAGAAACTCACGAAGATCATTCTAATCCAGAGTTTGATGCAGATCCTATGGGGTATATTCTCAAGAAGTACAAAAGATTACATGCAAATCTTACTTCGCTTATGGGAGAAAACTTTGAGGAGTATCTTGCTGGGGTATTTATCATGTCAGGAAAGCCAACAACTTTCAAAGTACTTCTTAAAAACGGTCAGTATTTCTATATGACATTCATGGGTAAAGCATATGAAGCCACTGTTTTAGGAAAGAGATATTATCTTATGAATCTAGGTGAAATACAAAGATCTACAATGGCGATTAATAGACTTCAAAGATTAGGCGCAAAACCAAACGCAGAAGGCCCAGGAGAAGAATCAGGTTCTAGATCAGAGGAACTTCCAACAGAAAAAGAAGAACCAGCATCAGAGCCAGAAGAGACAACATAACTCAAAACATACATTTTATAGAGTCGAGTAAATAGGTTATAATGTTACTAAAGGATCTATAAGTATAATCGTTCAATTACGATATATTTATAAACAAAAGTTTTATGTCTCAGCCAAAAATACAATCGGCAGCAATAAAGGATAAGATACGCGAAGAATTCATGAAATGTGCCACAGATCCGGTGTATTTCATGAGGAAGTATTATATGATTCAGCATCCTCAAAAAGGCAGGATGTTGTTCAATTTATATCCTTTCCAGGAATCAGTATTAAAAGTATTCACTGGAGATAAGAACGTAATAATAAACAAATCAAGGCAGTTAGGAATATCAACATTAGTATCAGCGTATGCTTTATGGTTGATGGTATTTCATAAGGATAAAAACGTACTTGTAATCGCAACAAAGCAGGAGACTGCAAAGAACATGGTTACAAAAGTACGGTTTGCTTATGACAATCTTCCTACGTGGTTAAAGATAGGCACAACTGAAGATAACCGTTTGAGTCTAAGGCTTACAAATGGTTCTCAGATCAAAGCAGTATCAGGAGCAAGTGACTCTGCCCGTTCTGAAGCGGTATCTCTGCTTGCAATGGACGAGGCCGCCTTTATTGATAATGCTGAAGAACTTTTTGGTTCTGCACAGCAAACTTTGGCAACTGGTGGTAAATGTATTGCCCTATCGACTCCAAATGGTGTTGGTAACTGGTTCCACAAGTCATACACAAAAGCGCAGAAGAAAGAAAACAGCTTTGTTCCAGTATCTCTTCCTTGGACAGTACACCCTGAAAGAAATCAGACTTGGAGAGATAAACAGGATCAGGACCTAGGAATAAGGATGGCAGCACAGGAATGTGATTGTGACTTCTCAAGCTCAGGTAATACTGTAATCATTCCAGATATCTTAACATGGTATGAGGACAATTCAGTCGTAGAACCACTAGAGAGAAGAGGTCTTGATAAAGCAATGTGGATCTGGGAGTACCCAAGCCCGATGAAGACGTATCTACTATGCGCAGACGTTGCTAGAGGAGATGGAGCTGACTACTCCGCATTCCATATCATAGACGTAGATACACTGACCCAGGTAGCAGAATATCAGTCCCAGTGTGATACCAGAGAGTTTGCCAAGACAATATTAGCGGCAGCATTTGAATACAATAACGCCCTAGTCGCTGTGGAGAATGCAAACATAGGCTGGGATGTTCTACAGTCATTAATAGAAAGTGGATATCAAAACCTACACTACTCACATAGAACAGACTTTAGTTTAGATCAAGAAAAGAGACTTGAAAGATACGGAGCAACAGATTCTTTAGTTCCAGGATTTACAATGTCAAGTGCATCTAGACCATTGATAGTTGAAAGGATGAGAGACTTTATAGAGACAAAGCAAGTAAAGATTAGATCTATAAGGCTTTTAGAGGAATTGAGGGTATTCATATGGAAAAACAGTAAAGCTCAAGCAATGCAAGGGTATAATGACGACCTTGTAATGTCTTTTGCGATATCTATGTATATGAGAGACTCTTCGATCAGGTTTAGAAGAACTGCAGAGAGTTTAACATATGCAGCATTAAATAGCATAAAAAAAGCTGGAGACGCTCCGGTATACAATACAACGAATTTCATTAATCACAATCCTTGGCAAATGGAAGTGGGTTCCAATAACGGAAGCACTATAGAAGATTTGTCTTGGTTAATATAATACAAAATGGCAGAAGTACAACAGAATTTATTTTCCACACTACGTAGACTATTTAGCACAGACGTTATTATAAGAAACGCTGGTGGTACTACACTTCAGGTGATGGATACTGATAATGTCCAAGCAAATGGTGTTATTCAGACTAACTCACTGATCGATAGGTTCCACAAAGTTTATACAACCTCTACAGCATACGGGGTTAACTTAAACCTTGCAATGAACTACCAATCAGCAAGGGTTCAGATATATGCTGACTATGATGCGATGGACACAGATGCTATTGTGGCTTCTGCGCTTGATATTATAGCAGATGAGTGTACGCTAAAAAACGAACAGGGTCAAGTACTTACGATCAGATCTTCAGATGAGAACATTCAAAAATTGCTTGAGAACCTATTCTACTCGGTGCTAAATATCGAATTCAATCTTTGGTCTTGGATAAGAAATATGTGCAAGTACGGAGACTTCTATCTAAAGATGGAGATCTCAGAAAAATATGGAGTATATAATGTAATCCCATTCTCAGCTTATAACATAGTTCGTCAAGAGGGTTACAATCCAAATAATCCAAATGAGGTAAGATTTAAGTTCGATCCTAACGCTGCTCTATCTTCCACTTCAGGATATACTTCAGCTTTCAATAACCAAGACCCAGGCGTATGGTTTGACAATTATGAAATGGCGCATTTTAGGCTCATTGGGGACGTTAATTATCTCCCTTATGGTAGATCATATCTAGAACCTGCAAGAAAGCTATTTAAGCAATATACGCTGATCGAGGACGCAATGTTGATTCATAGGATAACACGTGCCCCAGAAAGAAGGATATTCTACACAAACGTTGGAGCAATTCCACCAAATGAAGTAGAAAACTACGTTCAGAGGATGATCAATAAGATGAAGAAGACTCCGCTGATCGATCCACAAACCGGCCAATATAATCTAAAATATAATCAACAGAATCTCTTAGAGGACTTCATCGTTCCAGTAAGAGGTAATGATCAGAGCACTAGAATTGACACAGCAAAAGGTCTTGAGTACAATGCGATAGAGGATGTGGTCTATTTCAGAGAAAAGCTATTTGCTGCGCTGAAGATACCAAAAGCATTCATGGGATACGAAAAGGATCTCACAGGTAAAGCTACATTGGCCGCAGAAGACATCAGGTTTGCTCGAACGGTAGAAAGATTGCAAAGGATCATAGTATCAGAGCTTAAGAAGATAGCGTTGGTTCACCTGTATGCAAACGGATATACTGATGAGGGCATGGCAAACTTCACGCTGAGCCTTACAAACCCTTCTATCATATACGATCAGGAGAGGATTGCGATGTTCAAAGAGAAGATTGATCTAGCAGCACAAGCAGTTGAAGGTGCAATACTTCCAAAAGAATACGTGTGGGAAAACATCTTCCATCTTTCTCCAGATTCATTCGGTGAGCTCGAAGATATGATAGTACAGGATCAAAAGAATAAATTCAGATACGACCAGATAGAGACAGAAGGAAATGATCCACTTGAATCTGGAACTGCGTTTGGAACTCCTTCTCAGATAGCTGGACTATACGGAGGCAAGGAAGTGCTAGATGTGCCACCAGGATATAATGAGAAGAATCCAAATGAACCAGTAAAGATGCCAGGAAGACCAGAGAAATATAAGTCTATCATCGGCACAGACAAAAGCGCCTTTGGCAGAGATCCTATAGGCAGAAAAGGGGCAACATCAAATATAGAGCGTGGAGAAGATAAAGTAGAATATAAAGGAGGACCATTAAGCTTTGAGAGTACGATGGCAGTTTATCTACAGAATAAAGAAGGTTTATCGAAGATGTTTGGAGCAAAGAAAGTAACACTATTTGAGAACAAGACTGAGACTGGTGGACTATTAGACGAAACAAACATTAAAGACGATTTAGTCGAGGGATAATTACATATATTTATAGGTAGAACTGATTCAATTCATGGCATCATTCAAACATTCAAAATATCGAAATTCTGGCATACTGTTCGAGCTACTGGTTAGACAAACTACGGCCGATCTTATAGC